AGTATGGATTATAATGAAAATACTCCTCATCAATATTTACTTTTACAAAAAATAAGTAAAAGATTAAATAAAAATACAATAATAGTAAATCAACAAAATTCTTGGGCAGAGGTTTCAGTTTAATTGATTTTAAATAAATTTATTAAACATAATCTTAAAAACTACACCCTAGCTACAGAAGAAGAAATTAAAAATGAAGGATGGCACGTAAGAGGAGTGTTACATAAATATTCTAATAGAGAACTTAAATTTAATATTAAATCTATGTTTAAAATGAAAGAAGAACAACTTGGTAAAAATATAGAGATAAAAGATAAATCAGATAAAATAGTTTTTGAAACTACAGAGGAATGGGTAATAATAGAAACCGAAGAGTTGCATAAATATCTTATGAATCAAAAAGAAAAAGTTATTCAATTTGATGATTTGCTTAAAAAATTAGAATGGAATATTTTAATACCTAAAAATAAGGCAGTGTTTAATTAGAATTGATTAAGTGTTATAATAAGCATAAATATGCCATTAAAAAAAATACCATTACCTCCAGGCTTTGATAAGAACGATACAGCATCTCAAGCAGAGGGACGTTGGATTGATGGAGATAATGTACGTTTTCAATATGGATCACCTGAGAAGATAGGTGGTTGGCAACAAATTAATTCATCTATATTAGTAGGTGCAGCTAGGGACATACATTCTTGGTTTGATTTAACTGGTAGACGATATGTAGCTATTGGTACAAACAAAGTTCTATATGTTCTTTTTGATGAGGTGTTTTATGATATTACCCCTTTAGGAACAGCCTTAACAGGTTGTACTTATACATCAACTACAGGTTCTACAACAGTTACTATTAACAAAAATGCACATAATTTAGTTGTTGGAGATTTAATTAAATTTACAAGTGTAACAACACCAGGACCAACTACAACAAGTTTTACAACAGCTAATTTTGAAACCAATTCATTTGAAGTAATTACAGCTACAACAAATACATTTACAATTACTATGCCTGTTACAGAAACAGGAACAGGAGTTACTACAGGTGGATCACTTATAACAAACCCTTATGTTAATATCGGACCATTAGCCGCGACACTTGGTTATGGATGGGGAGCAGGTACTTGGAATTTATCTACATGGGGAACTTCTAGATCAGTTTCTAATACAACAATTGATGCAGGAAGTTGGTCACTGGACAATTTTGGAGAATTATTAATAGCAACTATTAAAAACGGACAAACTTTTTCATGGGATCCAAACGCTGGAAATGGAGTCAACACACGAGCAACTATTATAGCAGGTAATCCTACAGCTTCAGTTTTAACAAGAGTATCAGACAGAGACAGACATTTGATTCATTTTGGAACTGAAACTACAATTGGAAGCCCTGCTACTCAAGATCCAATGTTTATTAGATTTTCAGATCAGGAAGATATTCAAATTTATGAGCCAACTTCTACAAACACAGCAGGTACATTTAGATTAGATAATGGTAGTAGAATTGTAGCTGCTGTTAAAGGTAAAGATTATATATTAGTTTTAACAGATGAAGCTGCTTACACCATGCAATTTGTTGGACCACCATTTACATTTAGCATACGTCAAGTTGGATCTAACTGTGGATGTATTGGTCAACATGCAGCAGTCTTTGTAGATGGTGCTGTGTATTGGATGGGTGATTCTGGTAATTTTTTTGTATTTGATGGAACAGTTAAAACATTACCTTCTTCAGTTGAAAACTTTGTATTCACTACAACAGGAGATGCTTTAGGACTTAATTTTACAAATGGTGAATTAGTGTTTGCAGGACATAATAGTTTATTTACAGAAATTAACTGGTTTTATCCACAAGCATCCTCAACACAAATAGACCGAGTTGTTACTTATAATTATGACCTTAAAACATGGACTACAGGTTCACTTGCAAGAACAACATATGAAGATGCTCACGTATTAGAGTATCCAAGTGCTACTAAATACTTAAGCACCTTAACTCCAAATACTCCTACGATAAATGGTGTTACTAATGGAGGTAGTTATTTCTTTGCACATGAGGTGGGTGTAAACGAAGTTCTTAATTTAACAAGCACAAATACAACAAACATTACTATACCTGCTTTTATTAGATCAGGGGACTTTGATTTAGATATAGAAGGAGATGGTGAATTTTTTATTAAAATAAGAAGATTTATTCCTGACTTTAAATACATAGATGGTAATACAAAAGTAACTCTATTCTTTAAAGCTTATCCTGCAGATTCAACCACGGCTCAAGGACAAACAACTGTAGGTCCCTTTACAGTATCTTCAACAACAGATAAGATAGACACGCGCGCGCGAGGGAGACTTGCGTCAATAAAAATTGAAAACGATGCACTTAACGACAACTGGCGTTATGGTATATTTAGAGTAGATATACAACCAGACGGTAGAGGCGGAAGTGCTCCACAAACATAATGGCTAAAATAAATATTCTTATACCGGAACCACAGGATCCTTATACCGTTAATAATTTTAGACAGATTAATCAAACGTTAGAGACTTTACAAAATCAATTAAACACAAGTTTTAATGAAGATATTCAAGAAGACTTACAAACTTTAAGTTGGTTTTTAATAGGAACAGGTAGAAGAAGTACTCAAGTAAATCCTTCAAACGGAGCATTAATTATAGGAACTCAATTAGCTACAAGTGTAGCATTAGTTACAGTAGTAACCACATGACAATAGTTTATAAAGTACAAGGATATGATTTGACGACATCAACACTTACAACAGTGTTAACGATTGATGCATCATCAAGAGCAATAGTTAAAGAAATAACTGTGGCTAATGATACGATCTCGTCTACGGAGGTTAATCTTTATGTACGAGACAATTCTGCATCGACTGAATATAAGTTTTATCATGTTTTTGTTCCAGCTAATAATACAGAATACGCTGTTAATAATACACTGGTTTTAGAAGAAGGAGATAGTTTAAAATTTCAATCGGCAACTGGAAATGCTCTGTCTGGACAAATATCATACGCTTTGATAAATAGATCTCAACAAAATGGCTAGAAAAATAAGTAATGGTTCAGGTTCTTTTATTAAATACACTAATAAAAAAAGACCGGGAAGACATAGTAAAAGACCTAATAAAAGAAACGACCATAAAGAATATCGTGGACAGGGAAGACGTTAATAGTATATAATAATAGTTTATGAAAACTACAATAATTGACGGAGTAGAAGTTCCAGTTGTACCAGCCAAAGCGGTTGAAGTTATTAAAAATAAAACTACTGGACAAATTTACGATTCTATAACTGAGTTTAATGCAGATGTTGCAAATCCTAATACTCCAACAAAAGCAGAAGACTTACAACAAGACGTACAAATAACAGTTGCATCTTTATCAGTATTTGGTAAAACCAAGTAATGAAATTTAGTAAGAAAAAGTATAAACTCTGCGTAGAGTTTTTACTTAATAAAAATTGTAAAAATATTCTTCATTCACATTCAAATTTTTTAAATCATTTAATAGGTACGTTTAATATTTTAAAAAAATGGCATCAATCAGAAGATGTATGTTTTGCTGGAATGTTTCATAATATTTATGGTAATAAGTATTTTAACGCGAACTTAAATGTAAGTAGAGAAGAAATACAAGATTTAATAGGAGAAAAGGCAGAAAAATTAGTTTTTAAATTTACAAACATAGATAGAGAAGATATAGCAAAGAGTAAGGATAAGGATTTAATAGTTCTTGCTGTAGCTAATGATTATGATCAAAATCCTTTATTAAGTAAAGTTTTAACTTTTAAAAAAAAATAATGAATCCATACGGCGGCACTGAAATTCAATTAGAATACTTACATAAGTACGTATCAAAAGAATTGCTTGATAAAGTAAATATCACTACATCAATTCCAGAAAAAACACCTCTTGTTATAAACAAAACAAACATCCTTTGGGTACATAATAGTTACGATCAACCTAATCTTTATCCTTGGTTCAAGAACAAATTAAATCATAGAAAATATGATTGGTACGTGTTCAATTCACATTGGACATATGAAAAGTATAGAATGATATTTGATATACCAACAGATATATCATTGGTTATTAAAAATGGATTTGATGATGATTTAATAGTAAAATCTGAATTTAAACCTAAAGAAAAATTAAAGCTTGTTTATACTTCAACTCCTTGGCGTGGATTAGATGTTTTACTTTCTGCTATGGAACAGATTAAAACAGATAAAGTAGAATTAGATATATATTCAAGTACACAAATTTACGGAGATCATTTTAAGCAAATATCTGATAATCAATTTACAGCTTTAT